GGATGCTGATAATTTTAGTTGGCTAGTGCAACATGGTATGGAGCTATGCTTTGAATATACCAGAAGGTATAACAAGATACATAAATGTCAGCAAGTTATTATGGATATAAGAGAAACAGATTGGGGTACATTGCAATATAAACCTATGGAAAGAACACCACACCCACAATGTATGCCAGATGAATACAAGTGTGCGTCTGATGAGAGTGTATTAGCATACAGAAAGTATTATGTGAATGATAAGAAAGACATAGCCAAATGGGAGAAAGGTAGAGATGCACCAGATTGGTATACTAATAAGAAGTATAGGACAGGGTATGACTATGCAAGAATGAGAGAGGAGTGGGTAGAATTAGATGCGTATGATGGGTAAAATAATTAATATATTATTTGATATATTAAAATACATTGTGTTGCTATGGATTATGTATGTAGTAGTAATGATGTTTCTAGGTACGTTTGGATTAGTATAATTACCAAATTGGTAAGGAGAATGGTAATGTCAGTTTTATTTAGACTATATGATAACACGATTGTAGGTGTTCTTTCTAATAAAAAATTTGAATGTGATTTCACACAAGCAGAATGGAATAGGTTAGAGGAAGATGAAGAAGTTTTTGGAGATGACTTAACTCATTTCAGAAACTTAAAAGAATTTGAAAATTCGCTGCGAGATATGGAATGGGTATGGGCAACTGCTCATAGTATAAATGCTAGAGCTAGAAAGATAGAGGAAAGTAAGTACTATGATAGAGATGATTACATAGGAGATATGATGTATGAACAAGCAGAATATCTAAGAGAGAGAGCCAAAGAAGCAGTCAAAGATAGTTTAAAATTAATTAAAGGTTGACATATTATTTTATTCCTTTACAATTCGATTTATATTATGGAGTATATATGATGATAAGTGATAGTAAGATACATAAAGATATAAAAAATATCTCTGATAATCATTTTCTTTCTCTTAATAAAATTAAAGAATGGTATAAACATAATGAAGAGAGAAGAAAAGAATTAAGAAAGTTATATAGAAAAGATAAGAGTTATTATACTGAGTTAGATTTATGTGAAGGTTACTTAAAAGATATGAGACATTACTTAACACATGGAGATTGGATTTCAGATTTCTATGGTAAAGAAATGGAAAATAAAATACAATGGGTAGTGTTACATTCTCGTAAGGGAATACCCTATCCTTTAAGTTCTAACAAGAACTCTAATGGCTTAGAAGATTTAACAGAGGGGGAGTACCATGAATTAAAAAATAAAGCACGAAGAATAGAATTAGGTTTTCCATTTAAAAATGCAAAGGAGAGGAGATGATGTTTGTCAGAAGGATATTCAATACTTATATTTATTTTATTGTTCTATGCTGTTTTCTATTGGTAAATACAGTACAAGCAGAGGAAGAACAAACAGAGTTCGAGTGTTTAGTTGAAGCTATTTATTTTGAAGCACGTAATCAAACTTTTATATCTCAACTAGCAGTAGCAAATGTAATAATGGAACGAGTAAGATTAGAGTGGTTTCCTTCTACCGTATGTGGAGTGGTACATGAAGGTAGAAAATGGAAAGGTGCAATGGTAAGGCATGCTTGTGAGTTTTCTTATTATTGTGACGGTAAGAATGAACATATGAAAGAACCTGAAGCTATAGTTAGAGCAATGGAAGTAGCTGAGTTAGCTATGTCAGGTGGTTTAGTAGAAGATACGTTAGGAGCAACTCATTATCATGCAACCTATGTTAATCCTTATTGGACTGATAGTATGGAATACTTAGGTCAGATAGGTCAACATAAATTTTATGTGGAGTAGATGATGGGACAAAAAGAAGAAGATATGTTAAGAAAAAATATTTATTTAATGCAAGAACAAATTCAAAATGCATACAAAAGAATAGATAGTTTAGTAGAAGAGAATAGAAAATTAAAAAAAGATAAGTACCCAGACAAATCTTTTGGGGATAGTTGGGTAACAAAACCAGAGGATAAAAAATGACTGAGAATAAATTTACTAATTGGTTACATAAAGAATTAAAACAACATCAACAAGAGAAGGAAAAGGTTATGGCTAAAGTTAAAGAAGAAGTGGCTATGGTTTTAAATGCCGAACAAAAGAAAGCATTACTTGACATTTTTAATGCAGGTAATGACTTTTCACAAAGTTATAGAGAGTCAGGCATTAAGTATATAACTGCTTGGGAAATAGAAAAACTTTTAGATTTACTAGATGATATGAAAGACTTATATGGTATATCACCTACAACAAGTGAACATACAGACAATAGTGGAGACCATTATCCTAATCATTGGGCTGACCATGTATGGTCTGATGATTCAAGAGCATGGAAAAGAGAGGACTAAAAAAAATGAGTAAGGATTTAAATAATACAATAGTTTCACGAGGTGCTTGTCCTCACGAAGGATGTGGTTCAAGTGATGCTTATACTGTTTATGCTGATGGACACACATACTGTTTTAGTTGTGAGACAAAAACATTTCCACAAACAAAAGTAGAATTAAATCCTTACAAAGTTTCTGGAGAAGTTACATCAGCTTTGTTTGAAAGAAAAATTACTAAGCAAACTGCTGATAAGTTTGGTACTACAGTTGTAGGATATGGTACAGATAACTATACTCACAGATATAAATATGTAGATTCTAATGGTTCAAAGGTAGCTACAAAAACTAGAAAGATTTCCGACAAAGCCTTTAGTTGTGAAGGTAATCTACATAAGGCAGTTTTATATGGACAACACTTATTTAAAAAAGGTGGTAAGTATGTTACCATATGCGAAGGAGAGATAGATGCTATGAGTGTGTATCAAATGTTAGGTAAAAAATATCCTAACTCTCCTTGTGTTAGTGTGAAAAGTGGAGCTACTTCAGCCAAGAAAAATGTCAAAGAGAACTTTGAATTTCTTGATAGCTTTGAAAATGTAGTTCTTTGTTTTGATAATGATGAAGCAGGGAACAAAGCAAGTGAAGAGGTAGCTCAACTTTTTTCACCTAAAAAATGTAGAGTCATCAGCTTAGAATTGAATGACCCTTCTGCTTATCTAATGGAAGATAAAGAAGCAGACTTTATTAGGTCGTGGTGGAATGCTGAACCTTATACTCCTGCAGGAATTATAAATCTACAGAAACTTGGTGAGGATTTATTTAAAGATGAAGATGTTTATAGTTGTGCATACCCTTGGTCTGATTTAAATGATTCAACATATGGTATGAGAGGTAAAGAGCTAGTAACTTTTACAAGTGGTGCAGGTATGGGTAAGTCTTCTATCGTAAGAGAACTCATGCATCACCTTCTCTTAAATACAAAAGATAATATAGGAGTACTAGCTTTAGAAGAATCAATAAAGAATACTGCATTAAGTATTATGAGTGTGAGTGCTAATGCAAGATTATATATAAAAGAAATAAGAGATAAATATAATTTAAAAGATTTAAAGAAATGGCAAGATGAAACAGTAGGAACAGGAAGGTTCTATGCTTTTGACCACTTCGGTTCTATAGGTAATGATGAGATACTTTCTCGTGTTCGGTTCATGGCTCAAGCATTAGATTGTAAATGGATTATTATAGACCACCTATCAATCATTGTAAGTGGACAAGAAATAGATGATGAAAGAAAAACTATTGATGTTATTATGTCTAAGTTAAGAAGTATAGTAGAGCAGACAGGAGTTGGTATGTTACTTGTTAGTCATCTTAGAAGACCACAAGGAGATAAAGATTTTAATGATGGTAGAGAAGTTTCTCTTGGACATCTAAGAGGTTCAGCATCTATAGCTCAACTGTCTGACTCTGTGATAGCTTTAGAACGAGACCAACAAGCAGCAGATGAAAGACTAGCTCATACATTAAAGGTTAGAATTTTAAAGAATAGATACTGTGGAACTCTTGGAGTGGCTTGTCATTTATTCTATGATAAGAACACAGGTAGATTAAAACAAGTAGACAATCCTTTCTTGGATGGAGCAGATACAGATGCAATATATGAAGGAGCTTTTTAATGAGTGATATGTGGAAACATTATTGTTTAGTAGAAGATGAAGAGATAGATGTAGGTGAAGGTGAAGAATGTAATTGGTGTGGATTAGATGCTGAAGCTATGTCTATAGATGGATTCAAAGATGCTATTATAGGATATGGAGAACAGTTTAGTAA